GCATGGACTTCTGCATGGTTAGAACTTATTCAGCCGGTGTGTTTTTTGGTTACGTTAAAGAGCGTAATGGAAAAGAATGCACAATGTTAAAGGCTCGTCGGGTGTATTATTGGGAAGGAGCGGCTTCGTTGAGCCAGTTATCAACAGAGGGGACAAGTAAACCTGATAAATGTAAATTTCCAATAGAAATTGAAAAGTTAATTCTTACTGAATGTATTGAATTTGACTTTATAACAGACAAAGCGAAGGAAATTTTAATAAATATACCTGTATGGAAACAATAATAAATTCCGGTTACGGTTACGGTTACGGTTCCGGTTCCGGTTCCGGTTACGGTGACGGTTACGGTGACGGTTACGGTTCCGGTTCCGGTTCCGGTTACGGTGACGGTGACGGTTACGGTGACGGTTCCGGTTCCGGTTCCGGTTCCGGTTCCGGTTCCGGTTACGGTTCCGGTTACGGTGACGGTTACGGTGACGGTTACGGTTCCGGTAATTCTTAATTATAATTAACTTTAAAAAGTAAAAACATGGTTAAACCACAATTCAAAGATTTTCATTTCAAATCAATTAAGACCCTCAACTCGGGCGGTGCTTATATTGAATTTGAATATTACTTTCCCGTGTCGAACGACGGCCAAACGGATGAGTTTAAGATGAAGCGCACTCTTAACGTCCACGAGGACATGATGAGGCTCTTCAAATCGCTCAAACCTATGGTACTTCGAACGGAAGAAATCGACTTCCGGTTAATGGTTACAACGGCTGAACAGGCAGGTATAAATAATCTCGACACGCTAAGCAAGATTGCCGAAGGCATGACCGTTCAGGCTATGAGTAAAATCGAGATAACAGGTATTTCGATTTCCGGACAAGATGAGGCCAGAAAGTGCGTAATCAAGTACAAGAAGATTGACGGCAGCAAAAAGATTTCAGGCCGTTGTACAACTGCCATTCAACTTTCTGCCAGTACGTATGGTTTCGAAGAGGATTTGATTGAAAAAGTCGATGAAATCATTGAAGAAACCTACAAGTACATTTACGAAAACAAGCACAGCGATTTCGAACAGTCCGAACTATCTCTTTTCAAAAAAGAAGAGGAAGTAAAGGAGCAGGAAGATAACGAAGAGGACACCGAGGAAGAACCTGAATAGGAAAATTGGGGCTTAAAAACCCCTTTTTTCAATAAATTATATTAATTAATAGCGAGCGAAGACATATTTTAACTATATTTGTGCATGCATTACAAAGTAACAAATACAAAAACGGGTGAATTTGCCACCTGCACAGGACGGAAAAAGGTTGAGGAACTATTCCCGGAATTAAAATCTTGCACCCTATCGTTGAACTTTGGAAAGAAGAATAAAACCGAGTATACAAAGAAAGGTTACATTGTTATTCCATTGGGAGCAAGGGTTAAGGAATATCTAAACGTAAAGATGCAAAACGATAACTTCAAGCGATGATACGAGAAACCTGTAATAACATAATCAATACCCTGAATGTGGCCTATTGCCAACAGACAAAGAAGCGCGAAGGGTTTTTAGATTGCGAAGGATGCCAACTTTTCAGGCCATTAACTCAAAAACCAATAAAGGATGAAAAGGAAAGGATTTAGCCAGTGCATTCATTGTTTTTCTGTGAACACCGAAGAACTACAGCATGGTATCGACTGGACACAGTACCATTGTAGCAATTGCGATCAAATATTTGTCATTTAACATCATAAAATGAACGAGTTAATAAAAGTAAATAAAAGCCAATCAGGTAAAGATATTGTAAGCGCAAGGGAGTTATATGTATTTCTTACTGATGAAATACAAATGACAAACGCGATGGCTTGGATGACAAGGAATATAGTAAATAACAAGTTTGCAGATGATGGTATTGATTATCAGATAATTCGTTACCGTAACGAATTGGGTAGAGGACTTATTGACTACGCTATTACACTTGACTTCGCGAAGGAATTATCAATGATGAGCCAATGTGAAAAAGGAAAAATAGCTAGACAATATTTTATAGCTTGCGAAAAGAAACTTAAAGAATTAAATCAACCTATCAGCATCCCGAAATCATTCGCAGAAGCCCTTCAATTGGCGGCCGATCAAGCTAAACAAATTGAACTTCAAGAAGCTGAAATCAAAGAACTCACACCTAAAGCCGAAGTATACGATAAAATATCTGATTCAACAAATCTATTAGACGGGAATAGAGCCGCTAAAACTATAGGGATAGGAAGAAACAAACTATACGAATTACTTCGAAATAAGTCTATTTTTATGGCTAACAATACTCCGATGCAGCAATATATTAATTTGGAGTACTTTGTTGTAAAAATGAGACCTTTTAAACGCGGAGATATAAGTACTTTATACCCTCAAACTTTCTTTACAGGAAAGGGAATAAATTGGTTATCTAAACAATTAAAATAATCTCTAAAGACTTTTTATAATGGACTTACAAAAACTTCATGATACCGTAGGAAGCATTAAGCATATCATTGATGAACTTCCAAATGAAGAAAAGAACGAGGTTAGGAAGTTTATAAACGAATACATACCGGAAAGAATTTGTTTAAACTGCAATTATTACGGTAGGTTTTTTACAAAACAGCCGTGTAGATCATGTGAGGACTTCGATAAATTCGAAAATGGTAAGCAATCCGATTCGATCTGTGGAACTTCAAAATACTAATAAATGAAACGAGTAACAATGAACTTAAGTGATAGAAGTTTTCAAAACGTAAATGAATTAATCCGTTTAATGAAAAATGAAAATAGAACGGTAGTTGTTTCGAACTCATTGGAAATCGCTAAATCTATTTTAACCGAAACAAATGCAGGTAAAAAGGTTTTATTACGGGATAGCAACGGAAACGATCAGGAACTAAAATTCATACTTTAAACAAATGAAAAAAAGACTTTTAAATCTATTTTACCAAAACACAGGTAAATACAACATTATCGATCACAACCCAAATACCGGTGAATCGTTGATTAGATTTGTTGACACGGGGAAATAAGTGTGGGTTTAACACTAAAAAGCAATGACAGCAAACGAACTTAGATTAGAAAACATTGTAGAAGATATATTCGATTTGCGCAATCCTAAGATTCGCAGAATAGATATTGAAGATTTCGTAATGATTAGAAATTACGGTTTTCATCCCATACCTTTTAAACCTATTCCTATTACCGAAGAATGGCTATTGAAGGCGGGATTTCGAGATAATTACGGCTATACCAGTGAATGGTTAGATTTGAATAGAGGTTTAGAACCTATATGCTACGAAACATACGAGGATTATGCACATGTTTTAGGTAAAAAAATTGAATACGTTCACCAACTCCAAAACCTTTATTTTGCACTATCAGGCGAAGAATTAAAAATAAACATTTAATTAAAACTAAAAATATGACTATCCAAGAATTAAAAAACGAAATTATTGTAAGTCTTGAAAAGTTCAATGAGGACAATAATTGTTCAATTTCTGAAATTGAACAATTTCTGAAATTGAGTTATCTCTTAATCGAAATAACTTTATTACTAAGTATTTCAACGTATCATTCAAAATAGAATAGTATGTGCGGAGCCCCGAGAGGAAACCAGTTCTGGAAGTTAAGATCAAAGCATGGAGTTGACAAACTATTCACAACTCCACAGTTACTTTGGGAAGCTGCATGTGAGTATTTCGAATGGGCTGAAAAGAATCCGTTGAAGGAAACAAAAGCATTTGCATTCCAAGGTAAGATTACCACTAAGGAACTTCCGGTAATGCGAGCAATGACACTATCGCAGTTATGCTTTTACCTTCATGTTAACGATGCTTATTTTAGAACATTTAAAAGCCAGTTGCCAGAAGGTGAAAAAGATTTCAACACAGTCATCTATGATATTGAGCAAACTATCTACAATCAGAAGTTTCAGGGCGCAAGTGGTAACCTTTTAAATGCGAATATAATTTCACGTGAACTTGGCTTAGTCGACAAACAGGAAGTCAAACAAGAAATAACCGATCACAAGATGGTTGTTGAAGTTGTCCAAGTCAAAACGCCAATTGCCAGTGACGAGAACGATGTACAGATAGAGAAATGAGAACAGGACCATTATTCAACTGTATAAGGAATTGCGAAGAAAAAACAATTGTATTGCAAGGCGGTACATGGTCCGGTAAGACCTACGAATCATTAAACAATATTTTTACATGGTCAGTTGAGATTCCAAATCTAATATCTACAATTGTAGGCGAGGATATACCCGCTTTAAAGAAGGGAGCACTTCGGGATGCGTTAAGGATAGTAAACACAACACCTGAATTAAAAGGCCAAATTGCAGGATATAACAGGCAAGACAGAATATTTACTTTTAAGAATGGTTCATTAATGGAATTTCTTTCTATTGCTGATGAACAGGATGCAAAGGGGGCAAAGAGGAATATTCTTTATGTAAACGAAGCCGACTTTATGAAATGGGAAGTTTACGCTGAACTTGCCCGTAGAACAAACCTAGAACCATTTGCCAAACGTATAATCGATTACAACCCTACACAGACATTCTGGTCGCATGATAAGCTAATTGGCAAAGCCGATGTAAAGCTATTCATTACAGATCACAGACACAACCCATTCCTAACAACTGCACAACACAACGAAATTGAATCAATAGAAGACACTGAACTATGGAGAGTATACGCCCGCGGCTTAACAGGTCAACTCAAAGCATCAATCTATACCAATTGGGTAAACCTTCCACTCGACCAATGGCCGGCAGGATTCTCTGAAACAATTTGGGCCATAGATTACGGATACGGGACAAGCAAAACAGCCGGTAAGACAGCCATAATAAAGATCGGAATAAACAAACCTAGGTCGCTTTATATCCGTGAATGCTGCTATGTTTTAGGAGGTATGGATGAATGGCAGATAAAGAAAGTATTAGAGGAGAACGGATGGCAAAACGGTCAACCATTCTATAGTGAAGTCGACCCGCAAGCAATAGCCTCTCTTCGAAGAATTGGCATTGATGTAAACGTGGCAATCAAAGGCGAGCGGTCGGAATGGTACGGAATTAATAAGATTAAGCAATTCACAGTATACTATACGGCCATGGATGAGAACCTACAGTATGAAAAGAACCACTATCGATGGGTAACTGTTGGCGATATAATAACAAACACTGTTGAAGATACGCGAAAATGGCATTTACTTGCGGCATTAAGGTACGGAGTATACACCCATTTCTTTTCGTTAGAGCAATAAAAATATCAAAAATCCACGGGCGAAGACATACTTTTATACATTTATCTACATAAATATGCACTTTGTCAATTAATTTGTACATTTGACAAAACATAAACGCCTTGTCAATAGTTTCAAATTTATTCAATGCAATGGGTTACATGAAGGCCGAAAAGTTTGGCAATTCATGGTTTTATTCTATCGGCGAAAACCCTTCCGATTTCTGGGGCGACCAATCCTACGCCCAATACCTTCGAGACTTTATCGAAATACCTGAACTGAATGCCGTAATTAACTATCGGGCAAGATGCGAAAGCATGGTTAAATTCGAGATAGTTGATAAACAGACAGGCAAGCCAGTAGAAAAGAAAGCCCCAATTATTGATGTGCTTAAACGTCCGAATTGGTTCCAAGGGCAAAAGGAATTTATGATACAGCGTTCTTTGTTCAGGCAGATATTCGGTAACGAATACATATACTTCCTTCGACCTGTTGGAATGCCTGATTCATTCAAAGGAATGTTTTCACTCCCTCCACAGTGCATGTACATAACCACGAAAACAAAGAAATTCTTTCTGGAAGCTAACCGCCCGGATGATATTAAGTACTATTTTAAGGAGCCAGACGAACAAAAAGGACTTGAAATAAATATAAACGACCTTATTCACCTAAACGATAACCGTGTGAATTATGATGTTAACAAGTCAGATCACGATGAAACGAGGCGAAATTATTTATATGGGACTTCGAAAATAGCAAGTATTACATCCGCCTTACAAAACATACGCGTAGCATACGAAGGTCGCAATATGCTGCGCAAAATGCCTGTTGGAATATTATCGAACAGAGGAAAGGACGTAGCCGGACAGGTGCCAATGAAGAAAGAGGAAAAGGATGATTTGCAAGCTAACTTAAAACAGTACGGTATCGGTCGAAGTAAGTTGCAGCTAATTCTATCAGGGCTTACACTTGGTTTTTCTGAAACGATTGTTGACATAGATAAATTGAAATTATTCGAAGAGGTAATTGATGATACTAAAGTTGTTTGTAGAGCAATAGGTACCCCATTCGAATTAATGGATGTCAATTCAACCTACGAGAATAAGATTGTTGCAGAGCGCGCAATGTATCAGAATACAATTATTCCGTCTGTTAATGAATTGACTGATGCTTATAATAACTTCATAGACCCCGAAGGGAATAACACTTGGAGACTAACCGGGACATTTGACCATCTTCCAGTATTTCAAGAAAACATTATGGAGAGAGCGCAAGCTATCAAAGTAATTGGGGAGGCTTTAGCAAATCTACTACAGATTGGAGCAATAAGTTTAGATCAGGTAAAAGCGGAACTTTCAAAATATAAGCTATGAGCACAATAAGTTTAAAAGAGAGTTTAGATGAGATTGCCGACAAGAAAGCAGCTTTAAAACAATCCATCGAAGAAAAGAAAAAGGCATTGGCAACAAATCAAATTATACGGAAATGATTGAAATTCCCGAATTCGCGACAAAGAGAGAACTCTTTGATTGGCTTGTAACCAACAAAAAAAGGTTAGAGGCTCAAAAGAAAGCCGTATTAAAAAAAGCGGACTGTATTTCCTTTAAGCTGCCAAACGATTTGAAGGTTATCAATAAGGCAGACGGGAATGGTAGCGTAGTTGTAGCTGGTGAAATCATTGCATCCATTGTAATTAACACTACTAACTTAATGGATTCGCATAGTGACGTTCATATACCCGGCATTTGGGATAAGTCATTATCTGAAAACCGCATGATATTCCACGTCCAAGAACACGAACTAGAATTTAAAAACATTATATCCGATTCAAGCGATTTAAAAGCTTATGTAAAGACATACAACTGGTCAGAATTGGGCGCGAATTTTCCCGGACAAACACAAGCTTTGGTATTTGATTCGACTATAAAAAGCAGCCGTAACCCGTTCATGTTTGAGCAATATTCGAAAGGGTATGTAAGAAACCATTCAGTTGGGATGCGATATGTACAATTAACCCTTTGCCTAAACGATGAGAACAATGGTGCAGAATATGAAGCATGGCAAAAGTATTTTCATTTAGTAGCCAACAAAGAAACTGCCGAAGAAAAGGGTTATTTTTGGGCAGTTAAAGAAGCCAAGGTTGTAGAGGGTTCAGCCGTAGTACTTGGTAGCAATTGGGTAACGCCAACAATGAGTGTAAAAACAGATCAGGAGCCGGGTAATTCCACTCCAAAGAGCCGGGAAACCACTCCGAAAAAGATCGACATAAATAAATTAATTCAACATTTAAATAACTAAAGAAATGCACAACTTATTTTTAAACAAGAAAAAAACAGGTAGGAGCCTATTGTTTGGCTTCCTTATGGCCTTATTCATGCCGTTTATGTTCGCCATTAAGAGCGTAGACGAAGAAGGTGGAGGTTCAACCGATGAGCAAAAACTTGCCAAAGAGTTAAAGCAAAAGATCGAAGAAGGGATTCGTAAATCTCTCGAGCAGTCAATTGATAAGTTTCAGGCTGGTTTGATGAGTGAAGCAAAATTCGCTGAAAAAATGGCCAAGCTTGGACTGGAAGAAAAGTCTATTGAGAATTTAACCAAGGCTATCGAATTACAGGGATTGGAACTAAAAAAGCTAAGCGACATTAAGACTAAAAACCCAAACCAGTTGGGAGAAGCGTTCCAAGCTAAACTCGAAGATATTAAAAGCCTTCCCAATCGTAAAGGTCAGATGGTAGACATCTACACTCAAAAAGCTGTAGCCGATATTACAGTCGCAAATGGTACGCTTGCATCGGCACTTAGCCCATTGTTTGGTGTCCTAAATTCAGATGAACTCAATGCTATTCGTTTACGGATGCCGTTCATCGAAGATTATGCAACAGTAACTAGTTCGGCTAAAGGGGTATTTGCTTATACTGACTTTAAACCGAAGGAAGGCGATGTTGCAATAGTACTCGAAGGTGCTGAAAAACCGCAGTTAGATTTCACATGGGTTACTACTCCCTTAACTCCTACTAAGGTTGCCGGATATGTAGTTCTTTCGGATGAGGCTCTTACAGATGTACCACAGTTACAAGGTATTGCTGAATCGTATTTGCTTCAAAAGTATTTACTGAAACGTCAATCTATCATAATTGATTATGTGATCTCTGTTGCCCCTGCTTTCGTTGCAGGTACTTGGACAGGAGATAAGAAAACTCTTCCTAATCTTTATGATGCAATTGTGGCCGCTTCGAACCAAATTCAGATTGCGGCTAACCATACCGATGATGTTGAGTACTTGCCAAACGTGGTATATCTCAACCCTGCCGATATGAACGCGCTTAGGATTAAACAGGATGATCGTAATTACGTATTTCCTCAATTAAACCAAGTTGCCGAAGGTACTTTGGTAGGAATTAAGGTAATCGCAAGCACTAAAATACCAGTAGGAAAGATTCTGATCGGTGACTTTTCGAAACTGAACATTGTTAACTATGTGAACTACGCTGTATCTGTGGGTTGGATTAACGACCAATTTATCCATAACATGATTACAATGGTTGGGGAAGGACGTTTCTATACTTACATTCGTACACTTGACACTTTGGCATTTATCTACGATGATATTGCAAACGTGTTGGCAGGTATCGAAGAAGTACAAGCATAACAATTGAGGGGTGAAATTCCCCTCATATTTACTTTAATTACTAAAAATCAAATCGATGAAAAAATACATTTTATTTTCCTTTGCGTTAATGCTTGGCTTCACGCTTAACGCCCAATTATTAACCAAAGGGCTTCAAACCTTCAAAGGTGAAAGCACTTATTTGAAGTACACAGGCATAGCCCGAGATACTTTGAGTGTTTTACAGGACACTATTAGGATTCCATTTCTGACTAATAAAGATTGGCCGTATGAATGGTATGGCACAATTACAATGGATACAATAGCCGGTGCCGACACGACTGTAACGGTGAATTTGCTTGGCAAGATGTTCGAAGATGATACATGGGCTTCTATTACTACGCAAACAAGTTCGGCTGTAACGACTTCGGATATTAAGACTATTTTCAAGTCTATGCCTTCGCTTAAAGACACTACAGATAATGAAGTGATTATATCAAAGTACAGATACTTGTTGCTCGAAATGATAATTCTCGGGAATGATGCTGTAGGTACCGGAATTAAACTTGATAATGTAGAGTTGAAACTTATTAAGCCCGTACAGTAATGGACGTAGTTGTAAGATTTAATAAAGATTATGAAGATCATAAAAGTGGTTCGGAGGCGTTGCTTCCGGCCGCTCTTTATTGGCCTTTGAAACAATCCGGTATTGTTATCAGGATTTCGGAATTCAGCGAAGGAAGTGAACCCGAAGAGCCTACTCAACTTACTAAGAAGGAAGTGAACCCGAAGAGCCTTGCAAACCTAAAGAAAAAGAAGTAATGCCATTAATTGATAAGACATATTTTGTTGGCGACATTTCAATACCAGCTAAGACATACGATAACCTCGATTTGTTCATTGCCCGGTATGAGAAAGAATTGCTCATACGTTTGTTTGGGATGGATATATACACTCTTATTGCAGCATATAATCCCGAAGATGAACCCGCAACACCTGAAAATATTCTCGACATTATCAAAGGCAAAGAATTTATAGAAAACGACATTACTTACCGATGGAATGGTCTTATAAATACCGAAAAGATAAGCCCTATAGCCTACTATGTATACTACCATTACATGCGGCACTCTGTGAGCCATACCAGCACAACCGGGGAAATTAAGTCAAAGCACAAACATAGCGACCCGGCCGACATAACAAATAAGGTTTCGTTGGCATGGTTCAAATTAAAAGAGTTGATCGGTGAACATGGCTATTTGGGTTATCACATTGATAATTACACATACTATAATTCACTTTTTTACTTCATGAACAAAAATTTAGAGAGTTATCCTACATGGAGATGCACTTATATTGGTTCAGTTAATTCTTTTGACTTATGAAAATAGTGATAGTAATAGCGCTTATAGGTATAATATTAACAATGGTTGGTTTCCTATATCTATTTATACCAATGATTATAAGCGAATGGAAATCATACAGAACTGATATGAAGTTCAGAAAAGCATTAAAGAGATTACAAAATGGCCGATAAAAGGTATTTCGTTGATGTGTTTGAAGAGGTAGTGGATAACGTCCGCGCGATATACGACACCGTAAACGACCCTAAAGAAGCCCCTTACTTTTTGAAAGGACGTCCGCTTGAAATCATTCAGCTACTACAGGAAAAGGATGAGAGTGACGAATACAAATGGAAAAAATACCCTCTCATCGTTTTGTTTACGAACTTTACAGAGAAACGAGGCAGGGCAAAAAGTTTACAATTCGAGGTTTCACCAAAGGTTGCCATCATAACTGAATCCGATCAGGACTTTAGAACTGGCGACAGGTACACCAATAGCGTCAAACCTGTTCTATACCCGATTTATGAATTACTACTCGAAGAAATTGCCAACAACCCGAACTTTTTACAATCGCAGAAACGAAATATCATTCACGATATAACAATTTGGGACGGCAACCCAACAAGCCAAAGCGCAGGGTTAAGCTATTCAGATTATGTTGATGGTATCGACATACAATTTACAGACTTAAAAATATTCTCTCAAATTATTTGTCCATGATAGGCCAATTCGAACATAGCAAAAAAGGTACTGGTTACCCATGCAAGAACGAAAACAACTTCGATCAGATAGTTGCTATGTACATATCATTCGATGATTATTCATTTGCCAATGATGCTGCATTTGTTTCTACTACAAGTTGGAATACAGGTATGAAATCTAAATCATTGATGCAATTGGTAGACCTACAGGAAATCGATAACAATTCCGAAGAGGCTGTTTACAATACAGACGAACAAGACATTGAAATCCATGTATTCAAAGGCAAGTACAAATTTTTATTCCGGTCGAAGTATCGCCTAGATTACCACCAATTAATTCAGACACTATCGGAATCGCCTTGCAAAGTGTTCTTTCAAGATGTGAATAATAACGTATACGGCACTTATTTAGGTAGTGCAATACATGGGTTAACGGTTGAACTATTAGCTATTGAGAAAAAGACATTTGGAAAGGACGTTGCTTGGACACAAATAAAGTTAAACCTGTTGGAGCCAGATGAGTTTGATATAAACGGTGCCATTGGCGTAGTAGATTTCAGGCCACAAGATATAAACCTCATCTTTTGCGATATGACAATTATAGGTGAAACAAGCACAACGCTTCAATTTACCGTAGTGGATAGCCAGTTCGGTATTGAGATAAGCGGACTAACGGCCGAAGATTTTTCGCTCGATGATGATTTAGCAAGTTTAACAATTACAAGCCTTACTGAAATAGATTTTGGTGAATACTTACTTGTTGCTTCCGGACAATTAAATACTGGTAATCTAATACTTGATACAAACCAATACTATTCTGTTGCCCAATACATTGTAACAGAGGTAACAGTAACGTTTAGTAATTATGCCTTTGAAACTATTCGTAAATTCAAAGTTGACATTAACTATTCAGTTAGTGGCACACCATATACAGGTTTAGTACTTGCAGACTTCACAATGACAGACAATACAAATGGCCCAGTAACTATAACGAGTGTCGATGAGGTTTCATCCGGACGTTATGAAATAATCACTACAACAGATTTAACAAGTGGAGATATTTCTGTAGATGACAGTGTGGTGACCGGAACCGATGAATATTTTGCAATCATTGATGTATACGCAAGTAATTTCGAACTAAACGGCACAACGGCAAACGACATATATTCCGTAAAATTCGAAGTGAGGGAGGTAATAACCGATAACCTTGTAGAAGATTTACTCATTGCAGCATTTACTTTTACAGATGAGGTAAACGGAACACTTTCAAAATCAAGCTTCGCAGAAACAACAGGCGTATATTCCATGCTTGTTATAGGCAGGGTTAAAGGAGTATTAACGATGAGCCAAGGTGTATATGCCGGGGCTTCAAATTACGACTACTCAACACAGGCATTAATTCTAAACGGTAAAGGTGTTGGTACAACTGATTTCGTTGATACAGATGATAACGGATTGGCCGATTTCTTCAAACCAAGTCAGACTGTAGACGGCATACTTTTCGAAGTTAAGACAGCGACAGGGTTATCAGGCATGAATCAATATGTAAAGAAAATTGTAGCCAATAGTAACCCAATGGGTATTGGCACATTTGCAAATATAAATATAGGCTCGACATACAAATTAAGGATTAAATGGTATGCTACCAATTTTGGAAGTGGTGCAGATAGATTTGTTTCACTTTATGTAACTGATTTTGAAAACTCGTTAGTAAATAATCCTTTAGATACTATAGGGTTATCGTACCCTAGCACGTTTGAATCGACATTTGTTGCGGGAGGTCTTGGAATGCTTGATATTAGAATGCTATTTTCAAAATATAATGCCACACTTATAATAAACAGTATAGAACTAATCGAAGTTTAACAATTAATAAATAAATATCATGGCTGAATTATTATGTTTAAATGCAGTTTACGGGATAGGGGCACCATGTGAGCAACTATCGCCTATAACCGTACCACAAGGATTACTACTTGCGAAAAGAGGGTTTTCGTTTACAGATGGAGAGGACTTTGCAGACAGTGCAGAGGTTCTTGCAGGGATTGCAGCAGGTTCTCTTTTCCCAATTATGGAAGCTGATTCATACGAAGCGCAGAGTTCCGAAGATAGAATTCACACTACCGGAATAGGCAAGAAACTATTTTTGGGCGAAGGCATACCCGGAATGAGAGTTCTTTTCTCTCTTACCAAAGATCAGCACAAAATAGCCCGTACTTATAATAATAAGAAATGGGATTTATTTATCATCGACCGTAACAATAACATTCTTGGTATAAAGAACGATGATTTAACAATTACTGGTATTCAATTGGATTATTTCCACGTAGGCAAACAAATGCCGGCAACAGATGCAGACCCAGAATTTACCCCTATCGAATTTCAGTACCTCGATGCCGAAGAACTCGACAAAAAAGGTGTATATGTTAACCCTGTTTGGCGTGCTGCAACTACTATTAAACCTGCAACTTTGGTAACTCTTACACAAGTTGGTACAGTTGCAACATTTGCCTTTGTGGTAGACGTTGCTTACAAACCATCGCAGCAATTTAGCCCGGACGGTACGGCTGTTAGCATCCCTATAACCGATCTAACCACTGCCGGAAACTGGAAAGTAATCGATCAGGGTGGAGCGGTTGAAACTGTTACGGCTGTTGAAAGCACTACTATTCCCGGTCGCTATACCGTTACAGGCGTAGATATTACTGCCGGTACTGTTCAGGTAATCGCAACGGCTGCCGATTTGTTTCAGTCTGATATACTTACACTGGCCACTGCGTAGTGATTTTCGATGATTTACAACGGAATATAACGAGTATTCAAAACAGCCTTGATAAAATTTGTGTTCAGGCGATGGCCTCACATTCTGATGAGATCATCGACCTGAACACTTCACAACTAGAGGAAGGTTTGAGTAAGGATGGTATTTCGTTAAGCCCTGAACTATCTAACGAAGCGTATGCACAGGAAAAAATATCTTTAGGAGGTAAAGCCGATTTGTATACCCCTGATTTGCATAACGAAGGCGATTTCTATAAAGGCTTTTACACAGAGGAAAGAAATGACGGGCTGTATATTGATTCGAATGACAAAAAAGCAACCGATCTACAAATGAAATATGACGGGATTTACGGCATAATGCCGAATAATATCCCGGTATTAGGAGAGATAGTAATACCAGACATCCAAGAAACTATAAAAAATGACATTACACGACTGTGAGGTAAGAGGTAAGCAACTGGCACAACAGGCAAAGGAAGATGTAGTAATTTGGCCAGTGTATAATGGGTATAAATACGATGTGAAAAGTAAACGCCATACTAAATTTATTCAGACTATTGCCTATGTTCCCGAAACTATTGCCCCGATTTATAAAAAGAAAGCCAAAGCCGAAAGCGAAGATTATAATACCTCATTGGAATAGTTGCGATTTCCTTCCGGCTTGGAGGTTCTTTGCTGTTCTCGACAATGGGAATGATTATCGGTATTTACTGAAATGCGATGAACTACCGGAGGCTTACGATTACGAATATCTTGCGCCTGTATGGGATAAGCTGTGCAACCAGTACGATAAGATTAACGGGGAATCGACATTTAAGAACAGCATACTTGATTTGAATGCCGATATACTTGAAATCAACGAACTAACTATGCTAAAGGCAGCCTATAATTTGATGCTATTGGGCGATGCAACAGGCTGTAAATACTTCGGATTCGATCGGTTGACACCTGAAAACGTTCAGAAAGCAAGGTCTGTAGTAATCAAAAAGGAAACTAGGTTAAAAATTGCTGAACTGGAACGATCACAAGGCAAGTCAAAAACGAAATCCGATGAGAACTACTACATTGCTGCTATTGTTTGGCTATCAAATTTACTCGATAGGCCGCTTGATAAAGACAAATTAACAGTAACCGAATGGTTGTATTGGAACAAAGAAGCAAAAAAACACATTGCTAATTTAAAGCGGAAACATGGGCGAAGTAATAAAGCTTAATGAGTGGATTGAGACAGACCCACTCAAAAAAGACCTTTCGGAATTAAACGAAGGAGTTGAGGCTCTTGTAAAATCTTTTAATGATATACTAAAGGTTTCCGAGGCCGTAAATAAAGCTATTAAGGAAAATGCTACCAGTCAGAGTAAGGCTGCCAAGAGCGTTAAGGAGGTTACGGATAATACAAATAACCTTTCTAATCTCGAAAAGGAGAGAATAAAAATTCAGGAAGAAACTAAAAAGGTTTTAGCAAAGGTTTTAGTTTCAGAAGAATCTAGAAATAAGACATTACAAAAAGGTAAGGCGCTTTTACAAGAAAAAAACGCTCAAATTAAGGAAGAAATAAAACTAAGTAAAACAGAGGAAGGCTCTATTGATAGGCTCGTTGCTGCAAATAAAAGGCTTATTTCCGAGCGGAATAAATTCTCCACTATTACAAAAGATGGTAGGGCAAAAATTGCGGCACTTAATAAAGAAATTGATAATAATACTAAAACAATTAATCTAAATTCCGATGCGGCAGGAAAGCAGAAACAAAACATTGGAAATTATGGAACTGCAATAAATGGAGTTAAGGGAATTTTAGGCGCGTTTGGCCTTGCATTAGGCGCTGGGGCTATTGCTGTTAAGGCATTCAATGGAGTAATGCAATCTACTCAAACACTTGCGGACGGATTCGAAAAGACAATGATACAAGCTAAGGCTGGGGTAGATTTCTTCTTTCGGTCGATAGCTACAGGCGATTGGAAAGATTTTGGAGCAAGATTTAAAGAAGTAATGGCTGCGGCTGGTCAATATGCAGAAGCAATAGATGAACTTGGAGACCGGAATAGGTCTTTTTCTGCTGAACAATCCGAAGCGAATATCAAGATAGCTGAACTCGATGTCGCTTATCGAGATGTGAATAAAACAACAGCAGAGAGAAAATCCATACTTACCGAATTATTGGCATTAGAAAAAGGTTTATCTGATAAACGAATTGAATTATTAGAAATTGCAAACGATGCAGAGATCACAAACGCATCTGTAGCGATAGGATTATCTAAAGAAAAAATACTTCAATTGGCAAATGAATATGATTCACAAAAAGAAATTCTAGAACTTGGTAAGCAATACAATGCAGCTATAAAAGAGCAGAAAGCAGCAGAAATTGAACAACAGAGACTATTGCAGACAGGTTCACTATTCATAGGGGATTTAATTGACGCGAATGTAATCAGGCAGAATAAGGCTAATGCAGCTATAAAAGCATTTGGAGAGGAAGGTAAAAAAGCCGGGGAAATTCAATCCAAATACCAATCCACAAACGATGCAATGCTTCAAAAAGTAACCGATACACAAGTGAAATTAAATGAAGCACGCGCCCAATATGATGAGGAAACGAGGCGCTCACAGGTTAAATTACAACAGTTTAACAAAGAAATTTCAGAGCAGGAAAAGAAAGATGCAGAGGAAGCAAAAGCAAGAAAATTACAAGCTTTACAGGATAACTTAGCTGCAATTGAAACAGATGCAGAAAAGCAAATACAGGCCAATAAAGCGCTACTATTAAAGAAGGAAATAG